GTCTCTCCTGGTGGCGTTGTTGTTTGGCAAAAATTACAACTTAGAGAATAACCATGTCCAACCAATGGCAAAAAATAGCAAGGCGCAATAAAGAAAGAATGCGCTTAATAGCCCAAGAAGCCTATGTTGTTACAGCCTCAGATGTTATACAACGTTCACCGGTTGATACTGGGCTATTTAGAAACAATTGGTTTTCAGGGCTAAATAAGCCAGATGAAAGAACAACAACCAACACGGCTAAAAAGGGATTTGGTGAAGCTGGTGGCGCAAGGTTTACGGAATTTTTAGGTTTAAGCGCATCTTTCGATCTCGGTGATATATTATATTTAACGAACGCTTTGCCCTACGCAAGACGTTTAGAATTTGGTTGGTCGCAACGTATGGCCCCGCTTGGGATGGTCAGAATATCGGCGGCACAATGGCCAATTGTTGTTGATAAGATAGCGAGAAAAATCAGATGATCGATAAATTCAATTTAGCTAAAGCATTGCTTGATAACTCTGAAGTTATTTCAGTTGCCAACAGTTATTTATTGATACCTGATGGCGAGGCATACGCATCAAACCCTAACGAAACATTCATTCAAGAAAAAACACTTTACGGACCCGATAATAGTGTAGGTCTTTCTGATGACTCAAGTGACTTTCAGATCGGGCTTTACCAGGTAACCATTAACACACCTAAAGCACAAGAGGGCGGCAAATGGTCAGGGCTCCAAATAGCCGGTGTTTTTCAGGCTGGATTTAACAAAGGGTTGGAATTAACTTTTGGCGGTCAAATGTTACGCATAAAGAACGCAACTATTGAAGGTATGGACGAAAACGACACACATTTTATTCATATTTTAAGCATTACTTTTAGCGTGATTAACTAGGATTTATTCAATCTTATTAATTGTGTTATTATGATTAACGGATGATAATTTTAATTTTTGTTTAAACAATAAGGTAGTCATGTTATGGGAACACAAACAACTTCGGGGATCACAGTATCTATTGGCGCAGCCCCAGCCACATTAGATGCGGCTGGGTTTAATGCCGTATCTGTACAGTTAATTGGAGAAGTGACAGATTTTGGCGAATTAGGAAAGGTTTTTAATACTGCCACATATACGCCTTTGGCTGATCGAGCTGTTGTAGAAAAGAAAACATCTTACAACAGAATGCACCCTTCTATGTCAGTTGCTATTGATGATGATGATGCAGGACAACAAGCGGCGTTAGTGGCTCTTGATAACGACCTATCTCACACTATTAAAGTAGTTAGGCAAGATGGAGCAATTAAATATGTAACCGCTCAGATCACGTCATTCCCGACAGCTTTTGCAACCGATTCTTTTGAGTTAGGAACGATAGCTTTATTAGTTCAATCTGACGTTGTAAACGTTGCGGCACCATAAGGGGTAGAACATGGCTGAAATCACAAAAACTTTAGTTGCTGGATCAGTTCCAGTGGTCGTGTCAGTTTTGGTGTTGGGTGCGTCTGACACACTAGTGTTTAAAAAAGGAGTGAATGCTACGCTTATTTTAAACAACGTAACTGCCGGACCATTAACACCGACAATAACAGGGGCTAGCGCGGTTACATTTCCGGCTGAAGGGCTGGGTAATATCGTTACTTCAGGGGGTTTTGTTTACCCTGCTGCTATTGCCGCTGGTGAAACTCGCGCTATTAAACTTGATAACATCAAAGGCTGGCTTGAAGGGGTTATAACCATTACTGATGGCGCCTTGATAGAAGCGCAGTTACTAGAAGATTCTTAAAAACCTAAGGCTTGAATTAAAAAGCCCTGATTCGTCAGGGCTTTTTTGTGCCTGTCAATTATATAATGTTTAATGCTACAATTAAAATTCGGCTGCGATAGGTCACATGAACTGAACTGAAGAATCATCCACTTCTTTCAAAGCCGTTCGATTTTTGGATGGATAATACGAGGTATGAATTATTATGGCTAATTTAGATAACTTAGATGTAGTAGAGTTGGCAAACAAAGGTGAAGTATTAGAAATCATCCACCCAACAACAGGTGCGGTTTTAACTGATGAAGGCGAAAAAGCAGGAGATCCAAAAAACATTAAAAATTGGTTCGTTAAGCTTCTTGGCTCTGATTCTGACACTTACCGCAACGCAATAAAACGGAACTTTGAACGGGCTCAAGGCAACAAGAATAAAAAACTTGATATTGATGAGGCTAAACGCAAAGCCGCTGAATTATTAGCTAAGTGCACTACTGATTGCTATATCATAGAAGGGGATTCAGCGATCAAGTTCAGTAAGGATGAAATGGTCAGGTTGTATTTAAAATATCCTTTTTTACGTGAGCAATGCGAAGAATTTATGGCTGATCGCGGAAATTTTATCAAGAGCTAAGTGATGATCTTAGCTTATATGCAAAACAATTGGCGTGGCTTCATGCTGCGCCAAAACAATACGCAAAACAAGAAAACCCTAAATCAAGGTTTGATACTTTAACTGAAGATCACCCGGCTAAATGTTTGCCTGAAATAAACGGGTATTTATCTATCTGCTTTCAGTTATCAGGTGTTTGTTTGACCGGTAGCGCCGGAATAATACCTTTAACATGGGTTGAGCTTAAAGCGTTCAGTCAGCAATCAGGGTATGAATTAACGGGCTGGGAGTCTGAGCAAATTATTGAGATGAGCCGTGATTATTGTCACACATCATTTCAAGCGAAAGATTTTAATTTTCCAGCACCGTACCAGGAGTGGTTTGATAGTGATGATAAAATTAAAGAGATGAGAGTTAGAGTCAATAAACAATGGAATTCGTTTAAGTAGTAATCTAAAGGTAAAATAAAAGGGCTTTGATAGCCCTTTTTTATTTATTGATTGCGGTTTTGTTTTGGAGTGAATTTTTTCTCAAGATCATTAAACGAATAACAAATAACAAATGATTGAAGCATTACAGCTAACGGCTCTGATTTAACAATAGCTTCATCAGTCGTATAATATTTTTTACCTTCTCGCCCTTTGTTTGGATCATACAGAACACCGTAACCATTAACCTCTTGACGTGTGTCCATAAGTATTGAATGCGTACTAGCTTCAACATTAAGGCTTGGAACGCCTAGCATATAAACTTTATCCCAATGAACAAGCCTATCAGAAGACATATGAAATAATATATTCACACCTCTTGAAGCTAAATAATCGTGCGGCTCTTCGTCCATCTCCATATAACCATGATGAAATTCATCAACGACCTGCTGAACGGGAACATCAAGAATCATGGCTATTGTTGCGCTTTGGCAGCTGTTATGTGTTGGTTGTTGCTGGTGTTTAATTTTTTTCATTTTTATTCACCGTTTATTTTATCTAGTAAATTTATAGCGGCGTTTAAAATACAATCATCACTATGACTATCAGCTTGATCACAATAAGGGCAATACTTAGCAATACCAAACATATCACTTCCAATTGTCTTATTGTATTCACGTATAGCGCTTAAAGCTTCAACCAATGCATCATGGTTGTTAACTGCTTTAATGGTGCCAGACTTTACGTATTCAGCAACTTGCAATATGTGCCATTCGGCTTGTTCAGGTGGTAGGTTTAACTCGAAGTACTTATCGCACTCTTCACGGAAACGGAAACCTTTATCAGTTTTCTTAACTGACATAATTCTACCTGTTGCATCTTCTTGGCTGATTGTGATACGTGTTTCGTTTAACTGAATCATAATTTTTCCTTGATTTAATTATAAAAAGTTCTATTGCAAATTTCGGTTTCTTCCGTTGCGCCACATATTTTACATGAAGGTTTTGTTATGAAATATTTTCGGCCTTCTTCATTAAACTTTGGTTCCATTTCTTTAAACTGACAATTATGTCGTTCATTTGGGTTTATTTCTGGCTCTTCATGGCGGTAAGGTATGGACATTACTTTTCCTTAATCGGTTTCATTGAGCAACGGCAATTAATTATAGCGGCGCCAAGAAAATCATAATCACGATGAACGGGCTTTCCGTATAACATTTGATGAGCGTAACTAGTTCTATTATCAAGAACAGGGTAATACTTACGCATCGGAACATGTTTGTAATGATAAAGATCACCCCACTTGCCAAGAGTAACGAAATACCAAAACCGGCGCTTTAACGGGGCTTTTATTCGTTGCTTGCCTGAATAATCAACGAATTCTATTTTTACTTTTCCGTTATTACTTATCGAGCAAGGGTGATCGGCTGGTAACTTCAAAAGGCTATCAAATGCTTTCCTAACCTCTTCCGGCGGATATACCATACTACTTAATGGGTCGATTAACTTTTTCATCGTTTCAAATTCCTTCTTCCGTTTGGTTTTTCAAATTTACGATACCAACCATGAGCGCGATCGCTTGTGTGATCTGTTGGTTTTATTAAGCTAAGCCTTTCATTGGCATGAATTACAAAATCAGGGAAGGGTATTTTATTTGATCCGAGACCTCCGATAGAAATAGCAATATGCTTTTTATGCATTCGCTTTATCGCTTTTTCGAAATATTCATAACTAAAGTCTTTACATACACTATTAAGAGTATTCCTTTGAAGTTCACAATTTAAATCAATATAATAAATGCCTTCGATTATTCCTACTCTAAGATTATGTGCACTAACACCAGCCTGTCCGGCCATATCACTAAACTTACCGGGCATGTGTTCGATCATAAAATTAGCTATGTGTTCTTGCTCAATGTTCATGATTTGGACTCCTTGGCATTTAACCGCCTTTGGTATTGACCATGCTTATCACAGCAATATTGCGACCTTTTGCCGCCGTAAAACACTTTGTTGCACTTAACGTAAGCGCATTTCTTTTTAGTTGCTGGCATTGTTAACCCCTGGTTAGTGACTTAATCCAACCTCTAAGCTCGATCATTTGAGGGCAAAAGCACAAAGACTCAACGTAGGTATAAAGTTTTGGATAATCGTGTTGCTTCCGCTTGATAAACCAGTTTGCATCTTCTTCGGTGAGAAACGCACCCTTTACAATATCCTCGTATTCTTCAACCCATATCAAGTCGATACCTTCAATATCGTCATGCTTGCAATCAAAATGCGTTATGAAATAATTTATTTTCCCTTCACCATTAAAATTATTTTCTAACTGATGGTGTTCATCAACCCAAGACTCTAAAATTACAGGCAGATCATCAGGATCACAATCTAGGTAATTTACAATTTGCTGGTTAATGCTGCCACATTCCTTATTTGTAGCAACTAAAGAGTAATCATTATCGCGATCCATTAACTGAAAAATATCGCTATAATCCGAATCCGTTGGGCGCGTTCTTTTACACCTAACTTGCCAAACAGGATCAGAAGTAGCTCTAACATCTTCGGTATTCATT